ATGCGAAACTATTTGCCGCGTGTGGACTGGATGGTCGGGACGGGGCTGGTCGTCGTTGCGATTCTCTCCGTGTTCTATGGGAGCGCGGAGCTGACGAGCAACATCGCCTCGGGGCTGATCGGCTTTCTCGGGCGCACGGTTATGATGCGCGGGGAAAAGGAGGGGACGCGATGAGTGCGGTGCTTCCTGCGTCTGCCATGCGGCGCGTGACCTGCCGTGAGCTGCGCCTTCTCGGGGCGGCGTACCGCCTGCCGCTCGCCTATGCCGCCGCGCGCTGCACACGCGAGACGAATGTTTAACCTTCCTTACATGGGACATTTTGCTATAAAAAAGTAACCCGATAAGGGATATAGGCACCCTTACCACGGGTATCAGGAGTATCATCGAACGTAATCGAGGCGATAATGGACTTCCAAAAGCGCTGCTTGTTCTCTCGCGTGAGACTTTCATAGGTGCTGCGAAAATCCCTATCATCGGCAACCTCGCGAAGGGCAGAGGGGATAGACAGCGAACGAGCGACGAGCGTTGAGAGCTCCGATATCTCCTGTGTGATCTCCTTGTATGTTTTTGTATATTTGTCCTTATCCATTAAGCCTGCGATATATATATCCTCAAGCCGTGAGAGCTTCGCCTTGAGCGCGTCTATCTTTGATTCCGGGCGTTCCCTTCCTTGCTGACCACAGAATGACTCCATCGTGATGATATGCTCTCGAATCAATGATTGAATATTATCGAGCAGATATTGCTCTATCTTATCCTCGTACATACCGCGCGCAAAATGACAGCCGGGCATTGAGCGATTGACACGGTAGCCGCACTGATATTGAAAACGCCGCTCCCCGTCGCTATTCACACGTCGCCCGCGATATGCCGCTAAATTCCTGCCGCAGTCAGGACACCGGAGGAGTCCGGAGAATAAATAGATCCTGCCGCTGCGCGTATACTTTGTATTACGCGAAAGAATCTCCTGTACCCGAAAGAAAACGTCATGAGGAATCAGCGAAAACATATAATCAGGAATGCCGTACACCTCACCGATATAAGAACGATTACGCAGAAGGTCAAACAGCCCCGCCTTGGTGATCTTGTGCCCGAACTTATCATAAAGAACCTGCACCAAAGAGCGCGTAGATCCGCCGTTCAAAATATGATTGAACGCACATTCAACAATCGGCGCAGTTTTATCATCCCGCGCGAAATAGCCATCTGCAACCTTTAGCCCTAGGGGAATTAGACCTGTTACAAACTGCCTGCGTGCGCGTTTTCCTTCGAAAACATACCGGATGCGCTCGCCCGTCTGATCGCTCTCATGCTGTGCGATTGAGAGCTTGAGATTCAGCATAAGAATCCCGTTCGGCGTCGTCGTATTATAGTCCTCACGACTGCATACCCAATCGACCCCGCATGCGTCCAGACGTTCTTTGACCTTGTAGAAATCCGCGACATTGCGAAACCAACGGTCAAGACACTTGATGATGATAATGTCGATACATCCAGCCTCAACATCGGCAAGCATCCGCTGCAGCTCCTTGCGGCGGGACATCGCCTTGCGTGCGCTCACACCTTCATCGGCATAGATCCCAACCACCGAATAACCATGTTCCTTCGCATAGTTCAGCAGATCGGCGCGCTGCTCGCCGAGGGAAAGCCCGTGTCGCGCCTGTTCCTCGGAGGAGACGCGGATATAGAGAGCCGCACGTTTCGGCATAAAAATACACCTCCAAAATTGCGTATGGAAAATACGCCATGAAGGTGCTATAATGAAATTGCGTATGGAAGCATCTTCATGGTGTTTCAGTGGGCGGGTGGTATTGTCAGTACCGCCTGCCGAGCCTAGAGCCGTTCGTGTTGTCAGCACGGGCGGCTTTTGTTTTGTTTGAGAAATAGAAAGAACCCAGTCAAACTTGACTGGGTTCTCCTGTGTCCTAGCGGTCAAATGACCGAGCCCGCGAAGGGCATGTGTACTATTATAATACACGAACAGAGAGAATCCGTCAAGTAAAAAGAAATCCTAGTTGGGTGGAAACAGAAATATCTTCAGAACTGAGTCGATCTGATCCATCGCCTCAGTATCAAGCCGGATGCCGGAAAGTGGCGAATTTCCTTGCACGGGATCCGTAATCCGAACCTTACTGATTGTGACAATTTGATTCGTCAGTGCGATACTGCCTAAACTCAGTCGACTGACCTCCCTTTGCAGTGCCGGAGTCGGAGATTGATTCAGCTTGTCATTCAACTTTTGAATCAATTTGTCCGCTAGATCAACTTCGCCAAAATGAAGACGGTTACGCTGTGCCTCTGATTTTAAGGATGTAAGAGGGATAACTGTAACGACAGGTGCACGTTGGGAATCATTTGAGTTTAGAATAACTGCATAATGAAGACCGCCGTGTTCCGAGCCAATGCGAAAGCCGAAATCCACCTTCACAACGTCGCCACGCTGAAAACGGCGGTAGGATTGCGGGCGTTCGTGGCGTAACATTTGAATGTAGTTCTTAATCCAATAAGAGAGCAGGAAAGCCCTCTTATTTTTCCGCATGTCATTTGAGGACAAGCAATCATTCAGAAAAGAACGGAGTGATCGGAAAGCATCCGCTATCAATTGTTGTATATTCAAAACATCATACCTTTCTGCCGCCTAGGTGCGGTCTTTTTTTATGCCATTTTTGCGGCGGAGCTTCCAGAGGTAGAGGCTGATTGCCCTTTTTGCTCTGCATCCAGTTCCGCATCCAGCATCCGATGCGCCTGATCGCGCTTTTCGACCTCGGCTTTTTTGGCATCATCATTCTGCATTCCTCGGATCAGTAAACCGAGATAATGAGAGATTTGCTGACGTTCCTCACTGGAGAGTGAGAGCAGATAGCGTGCCGCTTGTTGCTCTTTTTCAGTGAGTCCATACTGGCGGGCAAAGTTGGCAAATAGTGTTTCCCCCTCATCTTTATACATTTCGCCTTCACCCGTGCGTAGCCAGTCCTCCGAAATGTTGAACTTCGTACAGAGCAGTTGGATGAATGTGTCGGTTGGGATAACTCGACCGCCTTCATAATTTGCAATGGTGTCGCGTTTTGTTCCGAGAGCTTCGGCGAATACCGTCTGTGACATCTTCGGCGTCAGGCTCTTGCGAACGGCTTTGATGCGTTCGTGAAGCCCATTTGATTCCATTTCCTCAACCCCTTTCGTTTCTTGACTAGAGCATATCACAAAAAAATGCGTAAATCAACACATAAAATAAAATAAAAAGTGTTGACTAGCACGGTAATGTGTGTTACATTGTGTATAACAACACGAAAAGAAACAGATGAACTTGAAACCGCCATACAGGGCAAGGAGAAAACAAAATGAAAAACACAGGCGTAAACGAAAAAGCTCTGGACGAGTTCTGCGGGACAATCGCAGAACTTGAGAAGAAACTGGACGCGCTGAAAGCTCACGTCGAGAATCGGCTGGACTTGATACCAGAGGAGATTAACTGGGAGCGTGTCAGGGAGACGAAGCGCGTTCTGTGGCTGGTCAATGAAGCAAGCAAACTCGCAGGAGTTAGGATTCCGGGATGAGCCGAAACGCCCCGCGTGGGCGTCCGCAGGGAATGACCTCCCTGCGCTGGTGATGGCAGGTCACGAAAAAGCCCGCATAAGCGGGCGCATAAGGGAGGTGAATGAAATGAATGAGAATACAGCAATCATGCAGGCACTCAAAAGCGAGCAGGCACGCATGGAAGTCATGAAGATCATCGAAAAAATCCGTGCAGCGGGCGGGACAGACACGATCCTGCGACTGGCAGGATACATCCTGACTGCGCCCGCAGAGCCGCGCATCGAGAAGAAGAGCGCCTAGGGGCGGGAGCAACAAATTTATACGCCGCCGATGGCGGCAAAGAAAAACAGCCAGCATAAGGAGGTGAGGGTTATGTGGAGCACACGAGAGGTTATTCAGCTGCTCACATTGATTTTGGTCATGGCAACTTTCTTATTAAATGTTTTTGGAAACACAAAATAAGAAGTTCAAAAGTGCGATGACAAAAGTCGCATATGTTATGAAATTGTGTCTTTGCTTTGCGCTGTGAGATTCGAGTACTTCTCGCCCGCGCGGCGTGATTGAAAAATGCAAAGTATCGTTGAAGCGAGAATCGATACAGATGAGAGATTCTCCCTCAAGCCTACAAAATTAAAGAGAAGCGGAGAGTGGGACACGGCAGAAAGATTCTATCTCGTTTGCGGTTCGGTAGTCTACCACTTCCATGTATTTCAACAGGCATAGGCTATTTTTATCCATAAAATCATCTCCTTGAAGGAGATATTCGACACAAATTTGATTTATCCTATTTGTTCAAGCGCGACGTGGTGAACGCCGCGATGACCGCCGCCGATGGCGGCAAAGAAAAACAGCCCGCATAGGCGGGCGAGGGAGGTGAGCATATGGAGCGGTTTGACTGGGGAACAGTGCTTTTCTACATATTAGGAGGAGTGACAGGGTATCTAATTATTGAAGCCATTGAACGAGCATTCTAGCTAGTACGGTTGAAGCAACCCCGGCAATAAAACCATAGATGCGGTTTTCCCACTTTTCCCTCTGTTTTAGGTGTTTGAGCTCCTTCAGATTGAGAAGATATGCCGAGGCAGAAGGGGCGATCGAGAAGGAATAAAACTTATCATCGCTGCTATGGGAAAAGGACACAAGACCTTCCTCCTGCAACTCGTGCAGGCAGGAAGTCACTATATCAGCTGATTGATTTGGAAACATCTCAACAAGAACCGTCGATTCGAATCGGGGAAGCGTTTTCTTTCCAACGTGTTCAATGAGTGCCTTTAGGACTTGATAGCGGAACCGCATAAAATCATCTCCTTAAAGGAGATATTCGATACAAATTTGATTTATCCTATTTGTTCAAGCGCGACGTGGTGAACGCCGCGATGACCGCCGCCGATGGCGGCAAAGAAAAACAGCCCGCATAAGGAGGTGAGGAGATGGAAGAGATCAAGCGGAGTTCGTTCAGAGGACTAACTGAGATTGTATTTGAGATCAATTCATCTGATGGACGTATGGAAACCGTGCAGGAGATTATCGAAAAAATACGCGAAGCGAACAAAGAATGTAGGCTTCGCGTGGAGGTCAAAGGAATCACTAGAGTTTGCTAATTGAGATGCAGAAGATGTCTACGCCGGCGATGATGATTGTCTCGTCAGACCCTACAAAGGAATAAGAGGCGTTAGGGTCAAGGGGGATTTTATCAAATTCGCCTTCAGCGAAAGACTTTTCCGTATTGATTGGGAACACGTTGATGGCAGTCACATGTTCCATCGGGATAACAGTGCGGTCTTTCAGCGTCAACTTTATCTTAGCCATGAAATCACCTCCTTTCCGTACTCATTATAGCACGGCGAGGAGGCAGAGAAAACGCCCGCGTGAGCGGGCGCATAAGGGAGGTGAGGAGATGGAGGAAGCGGCAATGCTTATAGTTTTTAGGGATTTGGTGATTCAGAGCATGATACAGGCGAAAAAAGGAAGCATAACGGTCGAAATGCTGTCCGAGTTCCGTGAAAATATCAAGTTCATTCAAGAATGTCACCAGCCAAGAAACTTCAAGGCACTGGAAACGAGTTTGTCGGCGATGCCGGCTTTTAAGGAATCCCGCAAGAATGGGGAGGCATCGGATAGGATACGGGATATGGTGATCGCGGATGAAACGGTATGAGGTCGCTGTGTGAGTAAGTCGGGGAATAGTTCGTTCACGCGCTCGATTTCATTTGCTGACAATTCTTCTGACATTGAAATCAGGAGATTTGCTTCGTCTAGGGTTGACTTTATCCAAGGGTATGGATGTCCACAGTTATAGCAATAGGCAGGAACAACGTAGGAAGCGTCTATGTTGGCGCACTCGTTTATGTTGGTATATTCGGGGTAGGTTTCATAAAGATCGAGGGAATCCAACGGCCTTGCAAGGTTGGGGACTTGGTATGACGTATGCAGACAACCTTGTATGCTCTTATGACAGTTTGGGCATTCGTGGATGGTAGGCGATGCGCAGGTTGGGCAAAAATCTTTTCGCTCGACGGGATAGAGATCATAGTGTTTGGTGATCAAATGTCCGGATTGGCAGATTTGTGCGGTTTCGTAGTAGTTCTGTGATGGCATTGTATCACGCACCTTTCCGCGCTCATTATAGCACGGAGGGGCGGGAGTAACAAATTTATACGCCGCCGCTAGCGCACAACAGACTGCATAGGGCGAGGGAAAACTTATGCATGGAAGGGAGGTGAGGAGATGAAACGAGGCATTTGGATTGAAATCGATGACAAAGAGTTGGAATCCATCTTCAAGGAACTGGATGAACTGCGGAATAAGATCTATGACTGCTGCGACAAGTTACGGCTGATTCCGATTGTCACCGTCAAAAAAGCGTCGCCCGATGAGACGACGCCGTGTGAAAAGGATTAATGGGATTCTTGCTCGTCAAGGGCATCGATGATTTGATTCAGAACTTTGCCGGTTTCCTTTATCAAATTTCTGATGTCCTTGACGGTGGCGGGATCGCTCCCATTCGAGGAAGATGGACGGCTATTGTATTTGAAATTCTCAACAGCTTGCCTAAGACTTGCGGTATCCGTCATTACATTACCTCCTTTCCGCGCTCGTTATAGCACGGAGGGGATGGAGCAACAACTATGACGGATGATACCGCCGCCGATGGCGGCAAAGAAAAACAGCCCGCATGAGCGGGCTGTGGATTGAGATATGGAGGTAACCTCATGGAGATGGAACATTATGTATTTCTCGTATTGATGTTTTTGGTGTCTACGTTTATCAATGTCACGGCGGCAGGGTGGCTTGCCTTGCAGATGGGGCTGTTCATGTGGAAGAGGTTGCAAGAGGATCCGCGATTTACAAGCAAATCCCACGAAAAGCAAATGCCATAGGGGTTAGATATGCGTCATAGGTTGTCACCCGGATTTCGTCGGGTGGGCAGTATGACTGGGTCTTTTGCGCTATCTCCCTATAAAGCGACGTTCTCTTAAACCGTTCAATCATATCAAGTTGATTGCCGCCGACACGCACGCTGCCAAGATTCCTTGTTGGTATATCCAGCAGACCAAGGCGGGTGAGATTTCCTATAGCAAGGGATACGTTCTGTTTGTATTCGGGGAAGGTGTCAGAGATACATATATCAGATACTAGCTGAGGCTTATCGAGACGATCTTTCGATGGATATATACAATGCAGCAGGGTTATTGAATTATGCAAGGAGGACAAAACCCTTGCATCCAAAGGGTTCATCTGTTTGATGATCTCTACAAATGCGTGATGAACTTGATCTGATTTGGTCGCGTCCATCTCTGCGGCAATTAGCTTGGCAAACATTCCACGCGCTTTTTCTTTTGCTACATAGTATTTTGAAGCCTCTAGTGCAGGACCGATGAGGCTGATATCTGGGTCACTGTTGATGTTCTCTGGAGGGATTTTGTTGAGTTCGTTGTCGATGTCCTTGGCATACCTCTCTACGTTTTCTCTGATTTGGTGTTCCATCAGTGGATCCCATCGCCCCCATGTTACTTTCCACAAAAGATTTAACGTGTGAGCCGGAGCCTCTGCGCTTTTTTTAGCTACAGTAGCAGCAAATACTGCGAGGGCAGGGACAGCAACTTCTTCTATCATAGGAAACATCCTTTCCATGTAAATAAGAAAGCGACTACAAAATATTATATCACAATTGAGGAAGTGAGGAGATGACGGGATAGCCAGAATAACTTGAAACAAAAGGAGGGAGCACATGAACGCAAATCTCATCAACGCGAATCCAGCAACGATCATGACGCGGCTCTATCAACTCAAGGCGGAACAGGACGGAAAGAATATCACCATCGTTGCTCACGCCGAGCGACGCGAGCCGCCAAGCCCTAACGTGGTGAATATGGCAGAGCGGCGGCAGTCGGTCGCCGGGTGAGCAGAATAGGAGGGACGAGATGAAGGATTTCAGCTACAAAATCACAAGGCGTCTTGCAATCATCAGTCAGAGCGCGGATGGGGGGGGGGAACACACTCGAACTCAACCGCATCAGCTACAACGGCCGCCAGGCAAAGCTCGACCTTCGCCGTTGGCCGCACGAACCGGGCGAAGAGCCGCGTATGCATAAGGGCATCACACTCACCGATGAGGAAGCCGCCGAACTTGGCAGCGTACTCGTAGAGAATCGCATCATCTGAGGAGGCACGATCATGGGAATCTACAAGCGGATCGCGAGCTTTCGCACGCCGCTGCTCTATCCGTGGGGATGGGCGTTCGTACTCGGTGCGGCACTCGGCATCGGATACGCCATCGGTGTGGCGATCGAGCTGCGCCGATGCACGGGGGTCTGATCTGCCATGCAAATCACCGTCAAGACGGCACTCCTACGAGAGCGCGAGCAGATGCGAAAGCGGCGGTACATGGAGGAGTTTCGGACGATCTACGCCGACAACCTATGCCCGGTCTGCCAGCACAGACACATGACGGGCATTGTGTGTCGCCGTCATCGTGGAAGCGTCTGCGAGAGACACTGCCTCGAATGCGAGTATCATCAGCCCGCATTTTGGCGGTGCAGCTACAAGGAAACGGAGCAAATTGACATGAAGCAGTGGCGGCTCATCTACAGTCACACCGATAAGGAAAACCTATGGCGGGGAATCTACCGCCGCGAACTCATCCGACATGACGAGACGATCGGCGCGGGCGGATTGAAATCGGACGATCCTGCGTGGGTGGAAGCTGTCACCCGCGCAACGGAGACCGTCATGGAGCGCGACGAGCCGAAATACATCATCGCGGACACGCAGGATGAAAACGGGGACTATGCACTGCTCGATGCCGACACAGGCGAAGTCATGCCGTTCGTAGTCAAGCACCTTGCGGGCGCAGATGCGTGGGCGTGCGTCCAGTACGTCGATGTAGGGGCATAAGAAAAACCCCTTCCTTTTTCCAGAAAGGAAGGGGCAGCTCCAACGAGTGGAAACTATGTAAATCGTACATAAATATTATAGCATTTCCGCTCAAAAAACACAAGACACGCCATACAACGAAATGAACAGGAGAATGGGAAATGAAAGACCATACGATATGGGAACGCGCTAACGAAGCCGACGCCCGAAAATACAGAGCGGCAATGAGTAACGGGCGCGGCCGGCTGCATGAGCAGATGATCCTTGCCGCGTGCCGCCCCTATCACGATCAAGGCCGCGCGAACATAATCAAGGTACCGGAGCCGTTCCGCGTGCTGACAAAGAACCGCACGAAGGGAATTGCGACGGTACGATTCACCGCTCACGCGCAGCCGGACTTCATCGGCTGTCTCCCCGGCGGCAAGATGATCGCATTTGAGGCAAAGCACACGGACACCGACCGACTGCAATTCAAAGTGATCACACCGACACAGGCGCAGGCACTTCAGGACTTTCACAAGATGGGCGCATTCTCTGCCGTCTGCGCAGGAATCGGTGATCAGTATTTCATGATCCCGTGGGTCGCATTCGCCGGAATGAAAACGATATTCGGCAAACAGTACATTCGCGCCGAGGATGTTCAGAAATACCGCGTGAAATTTGACGGCGTGATCTGGTTCTTGGACTACATGGCGAATCCGTATGAAGATGGTCCATTCTAACAACGGAGAGGAGCGAAAAATGAGGGTACTCAATATCTGCAACCTCAAGGGCGGTGTTGGCAAGACCATCACGAGCGTCAACCTTGCCTATGTGATTGCACACGTTCATAAAATGCGCGTCCTTGTCATCGACAATGACAAGCAGGGCAATACGAGCAAGTTTTTCGGCGTGCACAGCTACGACCATCCGAGCGTCGCCGATCTCATGACAGGCGAAAAGACCGCCGAGGAGGTCATTCGGCATACGGGCATCGCGGGGATTGACTGCATCCCTGCCAATATGACCCTGCTCAGCGCAAATAAGGCAGTCCTCATGGACACCATGCACCCGCAGCAGACGCGCCTCAAAAGTGCGATTGTGGCAGTCGCGGAGAAATATGACTACTGCATCATCGACAACGCCCCCGACGAGAACATGAGCGTGATCAACGCCCTTGCCGCAGGTGATGATGTCATCATTCCTGTCAAGGTGGATCAGTTCACCTTTGACGGCGTGGATGAGATGATTCAGTGCGTGCGGCAGGTACGGGATAATTTCAACGTGCGACTGACATTTCGGGGATGCGTTATCACAAGCTATCGCGGCAACGAAGTCAACGAGCAGGGAGCGGCGTACCTGCAGATGATGGAGAAATATAGGCTCATGAATACGCGCATCCACTGGACGGCGAAAGTGGACGAATCCACATTTGCATCTGCGCCGATCATGCAGCACAGTCCGCGATGCCGTGCGGCGCGGAACTATAAGAGCCTCGCGTGGGAGTATTTGACACAAATTATCGGATTCCCTCTGGATGCGGATGAAGAGGAGGCATAACGATGGCGGGATTTAACATGATGGCGCTCATGAATACCGCTTCGCAGTCCGAGGCGGCAAAGCATCCCTACGAGCTGAAAACGCTACCCATCGACGTGATCATCCCGAATCCTGCGAATCACTACAGTATGGCGGGCATTGACGAGCTTGCAGACTCCATCCTGATTGCGGGACGCGTCCTACAGAACATCGTCGTCAAAGCCGCTGACGCAGACGGGCGTTACATGATTATCAGCGGACACCGTCGGCATCTCGCCTGTCAGAAACTCGTCGCAGATGGACACGCGGAGTTCGCAAATATCGCCGCGCTCATCGAGAATGAGGCAGACGAAAATATGCGCGAACTCATGCTGATCTACACAAACAGCACCGCGCGCGAGCTGACGGATGCGGAGAAAATGCGACAAGCGCAGCGGACGACCGACATCCTAAAGCAGATCAAAGCCGACGGAAAATTGGATGCGCCGATTCGCGAGACCGTCGCGCGGATGCTGAACACCACATCAGGACAGCTCGCCCGCTATGCGGCGATTGCAAACAACCTCACGAATCCAGACCTCAAAGAGGCATTCGAGCAGGAGAAAATCGGCGTGAGTGTTGCATACGAATCCTCACGGCTCTCGGAGGATGAACAGACGAAGATCGCGGACAGGCTTCACACAGAGGGAGCGGTCACCATCCGCGATGTGGAAGAAGTCAAGGAGCGGGAAACGCCGAAACAGGAGCGGACAACACAGTCCACTACAGAAACGCCGTCAATAGCGCAGCCGCCGCCCGAAGAATCAGAGACGGCGAAATATCCGCGCGAGAATGCGGCAGCGCAGGAGCAGGACGCAGATTTCCCATACACAACGAAAAGCCCGGAGGCATACGCCGTCATGGCGGTCTACGGAGAGCTGAAAGCACTCAGAGAGAGCTATCAGGGAGCGGCGCAGCGTGCGATCGCCGTTGCGGACAACACGCGCGGCGCGGCAAATTTCACCGCCGCCGCTGAATATGTGGAGACGCTCATGGAGATTGTCGCGCAGGAGATGGCGGATATTGAAGCAGAGGAGGGAGCAACATGACGGAACGCAAAAAGCGCATCACGAAGATCAAAGCGAAGAAAGGCGAGTATTTCTTCGGGTGGGAAGTCTATCAGGAAGCCACTAAAAGCTGGGATGCGTACACAATGACCTGCAAAGACCCGCCGCGCGTGGAACTGAAAGAGCGGATGCTTGCGATGGTCGCGCACGTTATCGACATCTGCGAATTTGACAAGCGGGACGCGAAGAGGATCAAGGTCAGCGGGATCACCGAATCACATACCGATGATAACAGATACATCACCATCACGGCGCAAAAAGAACTCGAACACAGCAAGGCACCGCTCATCATCAACACGCCCGCGCGTCCGGAACTGCCGCAAAACGAAGCGGACAGCGAGGATTACTGCATCAGCCTTGACCTTGCGAACGACCTGAAGGAACTTGAGATCGAGGCGTGGCGGTACATCGACGGCGAGCGCGCACAGCAGAGCCTTGATTTTGACGGCGGCGATGGCGGCGGGGATGATGGCGGTGATGATGCCGATGAGCCGGAGCTGATGGGAGCGTGACGGGGTGGAAAAAGGGAACTATCACCAAAAGAGAAACTGCAACATCTACGCCGCCTATCGCGGGGATGATTACATCGGCGAGGGAACACTGGACGATATCGCCGCGCTTGCGGGCGTGAACAGGAAAACCGCGCAATGGTGCGCCCGTCCCGCCGCACTTCGCAGAATTGAGGAGCGCAGCAAAGCGTGGGATGCGGGGGGGCGGCGACTGAAAACACGCGGATCGCTCGTGCTGGTATTGGTGGAGGAAGTGGATGAGAGTCGGACTGGTTGACGTAGACGGGCATAACTTCCCGAATCTCGTCTTGATGAAGCTGTCTGCATGGCACAAACGTCAAGGCGATAGCGTCCGCCTTCTACACCCCGATGACGTTCTCCTCGGCGGCAACCTGTTCGGCGGCTATGACAAGCTCTATGCGGCGTGCGTGTTTTCTGAGAGTAGGGAAATCGCACGGCGACTGATCACCATCGGCGTAGAAGTCGGAGGAACAGGATCGGGAGAGGCTCGTGTACTGCCACCAGAGATCGAAAACATCCGCCCTGACTATTCACTCTATGGAATCCGAAACATAGCATACGGATTCTTGACCCGCGGATGCCCGCGTGCGTGCCCATTCTGTATTGTGGCAGATAAAGAGGGGAGGACAAGCCGTAAAGTGGCGGACTTGAGATCCTTTTGGGACGGAGAGCGGCACATTAAACTGCTTGACCCGAACCTACTCGCCGCATCGGAGCACATGGAACTGCTCGGACAGCTCGCTGCAAGCGGTGCATGGGTGGACTTTACACAGGGAGGACTGGATGCGCGACTCCTCACAGAGGAGAATATCGACCTGCTGAATGCGTGCAAGGTCAAAATGCTCCATTTCGCATGGGACAATCCACGTGACGAATCCATCCCACGACAATTACAGTTTTTTGCAGAGCGAACGTCAATCTGGGATTATCGCCGCCGCCGCGTATATCTGCTCACGAACTATTGGAGCACGCACGCGGAGGATCTGCATCGCGTCTACTGGCTGCGCGAGCATGGATACGATCCATACGTCATGATCTACGACAAGCCGAATGCGCCGAAAGAGACACGCCGATTGCAGCGATGGGTAAACAACAAGATCATATTCCGATCTTGTGAGAGGTTTGAGGACTATATAAGGATGAGGCGGTGGAGACGATGACACTCGGCAGTTTGTTTGACGGCATCGGCGGTTGGCTTCTTGCAGCACGTCATGCAGGTGTAACACCCGTATGGGCGAGTGAGATCGAACCGTTCCCGCAATCCGTGACGGCGTGGCACTTCCCCGATGTGCGACAGCTCGGGGACATTACGCAGATTGACCCCGACGAGATCGAGCCTGTGGACATCGTATGCGCGGGCAGTCCGTGTCAAGACCTATCCATCGCAGGAAAAAGAAAGGGGCTGGATGGTGCACGAAGCGGCTTATTCCGCAAAGCAGTTGACATTGTTCGGAGAATACGAGCGTCCACGGGGGGGGGAGATACCCGCGCTTCTTTGTCTGGGAGAACGTCCCCGGGGCATTCTCAAGCAATAAAGGGGCTGATTTTAGAGCCGTGCTTGAGGAAATCGGACAGACCGAAATTCCAATACCTCAACATGGCAAATGGGCAAACGCCGGAATGGTTGAATGCGACGAGTGTCAAATCGCATGGCGCGTCCTCGACGCGCAATATTGGGGAGTGCCCCAACGTCGCCGTAGAATCTTTCTTGTCACGGATTTTGCAGCCGATGACCGACGTGCTGGAGAAATACTATTTGAGCGCGAAGGCGTGTCTGGGAATCCTGCGGAGAGCAAAAGAGCGGGGGAAGGAGCTGCCGGAAGAACTGCGGATTGCGCTCGAACGTCAGGCGAATATATCCCCAAGACAGCAAGGACCCTGACCGCACGTATGGATGGAAGCCCGTGCATCGACCGTGACCCGCAGATCGTCGCGACAAGCGCGCTGGCACCGTGGGACGTGCAAAGCAGACGAATCTATGACGAAAACGGGAAAATGGCGGCACTCTATAGCGGTGAAGGGCGAGGAACGAATAATGGAGCGGTTTTTGTCAGATCCGCAGGATTTATCAGGAAAGCTGCGCCGACCGCAGGGAACATCGGATACGCCGAAGAGGTTGCACCAACCATCATCGCAGAGAAAGAGATGCACGTAGCGATCTATGACATGACACACGCCGATGAAGTCATGCGACCGGTAAAAGACGGCATCGTCCCGACACTCAACGCCCGTATGGGCACGGGCGGGAATCAAGTACCCATAGTACACAGCTACTGCATCGCGGGCAATACGATTGACCGCAAAATCGAGAATGGCGGCAACGGGAAAGGCGTGCTCGAGGAAACATCCTATACGCTGAACACGATTGACCGTCATGCGGCAGTCATGCACTCCATTGTGCGCCGCCTCACGCCAACCGAGTGCGAGCGACTGCAAGGATTGCCTGACGGCTACACCGAGGGCGGGAGCGACACGGCGCGTTATAAGGCGCTGGGGAACGGAATGGCGCAGCCCTGCGCGGACTATGTGATAAGGCGGATTGTGGAGAACACGCAAACAGAGAGGACAAATTATCATGATGGATAATTACGAGGAGTTCCTACGACGGAAAGAGATCACCGTGCCCACCGCAGGAATCAACGTCGAGAACATCGCCATAAGTGACAAGCTATTTGATTTTCAGCGCGACATTGTACTCTGGGCACTGAAAAAAGGGAAAGCGGCGATATTTGCAGGAACGGGACTCGGAAAGACACTCATGCAGCTTGAATGGGCGCGTCACATCGGAGGCACAGTTCTCATCCTTGCGCCGCTCGCCGTGAGCAAGCAGACCATATCCGAGGGGGGGAAGTTCGGGATCACCGTCCATCATTGCCGCTCGCAGGAAGATGTCATAGATGGCGGGATCAACATCACGAACTATGAGCGCATGGATCGTTTCGACTTCTCTCAATTTCTGGGCGTGGTACTGGATGAATCGTCCATCCTCAAGGCACAGGCGGGGAAAATCCGCGCACAGCTCATCGAGTGCTGTCAACAGATTCCATACCGACTCGCGTGCACGGCGACACCCGCGCCAAACGACCTCATGGAGCTATGCAATCACAGCGAGTTCTTGGGGGTTATGTCCTCGAACGAGATGCTTGCCACATTCTTTGTTCATGATGGCGGAGATACAAGCAAATGGAGACTGAAATGCCATGCAGTACAGGGCTTTTGGAGGTGGGTAGCAAGCTGGAGTGTTATGCTCACGAACCCCGCCGATCTCGGATATGATGGCGGACGCTATAACCTCCCGCCGCTGCACATATCACAGCATACCGTTCACACAAAGAGACAACCCGAAGCCCTTTTTGCGATTGAGGCACTGACACTGCAGGAGCGTCAACAGGCGCGGCGGGACAGTGTGCAGGATCGGGCGCAGGAATGCGCCGCGCTTGTAAATGTGGACATGGATCAATGGCTCGTATGGTGCAATCTCAACAGCGAAGCCGATGCACTGAAAGCACTCATCCCCGATGCCGTCGAAATCAGCGGGAGCGATCAGCCGGACGTAAAAGAGCGGGCGGCGGTGGACTTTGCCGCTGGGAGGATTCGCGTCCTCATCAGTAAGCCGCTTATTTTCGGCATGGGACTCAATTTTCAGCGTTGCCATAAAATGGCGTTTGTTGGACTATCGGACAGCTTCGAGCAGTATTATCAATCCGTGCGCCGATGTTGGCGATTCGGGCAGGAGCATCCCGTCGACGTACGCATCATCACAGCGGATACAGAGGGCGCGGTCGTCGAAAACATTCAGCGCAAAGAAAAACAGTTCAAGGAGATGCTGAGTGGAATGATCGCCGTGACGCAGAACATTACGAAGGACAATATCCGATCGACCGCACGGCAGACCATAAAATATAACCCACGGGAGATCATGATACTACCGACATGGCTGATTCCATCAGCGGCATAAGGAGGATAACGTGGAAAATGTAAAAGTACTAGGGCAAGATGCAGGGGAAATGTGGCACATCTATCACGGGGATTGTGTGGAGGTGACGCGAGGATTGCCGGAAAACAGCGTGGACTTCATCGTTTTCTCGCCACCGTTTGAAAGCCTGTATACCTACAGCAACAGCGACAGAGATATGGGAAACTGTCGCAGCAGCTTGGAGTTTGCACGCCATTTCCGTTTTTTAGCAAAGGAACTCTATCGCATCCTCACGCCGGGGCGCTGTATGAGTGTTCACTGTATGGATTTGCCACTCAGCAAGCAACGGGACGGCGTGATCGGACTCCGCGACTTTTCGGGGGCGCTTGTACGCATCTTCGAGCGGGCAGGATTTGTCATGCACACGCCGCGTGTCACTATCCGTAAAGACCCTGTGACCGCCATGCAGCGGACGAAGGCGATCGGACTTTTGTGGAAGCAAGTCAAGAAGGATTCATGCCTTTCACGCATGGGGATTCCGGACTACCTGCTGACATTCCGCAAACCGGGTGACAATCCGAAGCCCGTCCATCATACGAGTGAGGAGTTCCCCGTCAAGCAGTGGCAGCAGTGGGCGGAGTGCGTATGGCATGACATCAATCCATCAAACACGCTGCAGCGGGCGAGTGCGCGGGACGAAGAGGATGAACGGCACATTGCACCGCTTCAGCTGCAGGTCATCGAGCGCGCCGTCACGATGTGGACCAATCCAGGGGATGTTGTATTCACCCCGTTCATGGGCATCGGATCGGAGGCGTATCAGGCGGTCAAGATGGGGCGGCGCGCCATCGGGATTGAGCTGAAGGACTCCTACTACACGCAGAGCGTGAAGAACCTAAAGCGAGCGGAAGCGCAGCAGGTTTCAGAGCAGGCATTATTTGCATAAGGAGGGCATCATGAAGCGTTACTATATATCTCACCCGTTCACGGGAAACGAGGAAGCGAACCTCGCGGACGCAGAGCGCATCCGCGCTGAACTGAAAGCCAGCTATCCGAATATCTGCTTTATGAATCCGCTCGGAATGTTCGGCGATGGCGGCACCACGGACTATTGTACGGCACTCGCTGACGCCATGGAACTCCTATCATGCTGTGAGGCAATCATTCTTTGCCCGGGATGGGAGCGATCCATAGGATGCAGGGCAGAAAAGGCATATGCCATCCACAAGGGCATCAAAATCACATACCTCAATGAGTTCAATGCAGAAACAGCAAAGGAGAAGAATGATGAATGCGGGGCTGACAAACGATGAATTTCGCCGATTACTCAAAAGCGGAGACAAAAGCCGCATGGCGAGTGTAATTGTGACCGTGTATGACCATCCGCAGGATTTCCCGCATGGATACGTCGCTAGAGCGCACATCATCGCGCATGGTGGAAAATCGGCGTATGTGTCGCCGATGATCTACATCGGACGAGAGACGCTTGACGAAGTGCGCGCGGCGATTCCACCGGATATGGTCAAAATGATTCGTCATCCGCAGGATGATCCCGCTATCCTTGAGACGTATATATAAATAGAAAACAAAGCGAGGGAACTTCTCGATATCACGATCAGATTTCTTCTATATAATAGATAAATTTCAATCAAGGGGGCGCAGTCCCCTTTTCCCCTTGATTAAGGAATTAAAACACCGACATATTTATGCAGCAGAGAGGAACGGGGCGGCGTATGTACATGAAATCGAGCTGGATGTCACAGAACAGACGATTTGGCATCATCAAGAAATACTATTCGCATCGTGCGCTTCCCCTTCATCCGGCAACGAGAGAAAAGCGGGCAAAAAAGCAGAACGTCACGAAAGAGACACAAGCTGCCGTGAATCGTCGTCTGCGTGCAGAAAAACTTTCCCGTCTCATCATCGATAATTTTGAAACAGGTGACCTATACATAACGTTGACGTGCCGTGAATTCATGGATGCGGAAATGATCACGAAAGCATTCAATGACGGATTCAAGAGGAGGATCCGCGACATCTACAAAAAAGCGGGCGTTCCTGCCAAGTACATCTCGGTGCTGGAGAATCTAAACGGCGGCGGCCGTCCCCATGCGCATATCCTCTTGCCGGCTGTGCCGATGAAGTGGATAGAGAAAATCAAGGCAGCGTGGCCGCATGGCAACGTGGAAATCAAACTGTTCGGCGGGCATCTGCGGGATGCGGAAAAGATGGCGGATTATTTCACGAAGGAAAAAATCGCAGACCAATCGGGGCGCATTCAACCGAGCAGAAACCTCGTGCGGCGCGAGCCGAAAAAAGAACGGGTGACGCGGGCGGATGCGTATAACCCCGAGCTTGTCGCGCCGAAAGGCTACCGCATCATCAAAGACCTATCCTATCGCACCTATACGGCGGAGGGGTATCCGATATCCATTGCCTACATTGAGCGGATAGAACAGAAAACGCCTTATGGGAATAGACGAGAGGGAAAGGGGTGAGAGCGTGACAGCAAAAGAATATCTCTGGCGCGTTCGTGACGCAGAGCGGGAGCTGAGACAACTGGAGCGGGAATATGCACAAGCGCGTGCGGATATCTTGAACTTGAAAGGGATAGCGTATGACAAAGACAAGGTCGCCGGCGGAAAGCTCGGCGACCTATCGGATGCCGTCGCCGCACTTGACGGATATGCGCAGCGGCTTAATGCGAAATGGGATGCGCTTGTCGCACTGCGTGAAGAAGCGCGAGCACTGATTGAACGAATCACAGATGGGCGTTATCGGCAGGTGCTGATACTGCGCTATCTGGACGGGCTGTCGTGGGAGCAAGTCGCCGTGAACATGGACTATGATTATTATCATGTGCATAAGCTTCACGGCAGAGCACTAAAGATTTTCTCCAAAATTCAAAGTGGATAAAAAAAGACAAACGCATCTGTGCTATAGTATAAGCTGAGAAAAGAGAAGATGCTGAGGCGGATTCTCGGAGGGCACAGCTGCGGCGGTGTCCTTTTTGATTGGTATTTCGTAGAGGTGGGATACATGACGCTGAAGGACTATCTGCGCTGTCGTGCGGCATGGAGCAGGAAGAAAACACAGGCACAGACACAGCATACGCGCAGAGTACGGCAAGGGAGCAGGCCAAAGGAGCAGAGAGGAAGAGGCTGAGGCATCCGCGCTATGCGGGCGAATGTATCAAGCCCCCCCGGTATCACAGGTACTACGGAGAGCCGCGCGTGATACGGGTCTGCGAGTTTCGGGCCTTCTCTGCGTGAAATTGAAAAAAAGGGGTTGACAACGTGACAACATAGGAGGAGGAAGGAGGCGTGTCCAGAGAGAAGCTCTCGCGCGTGCGCGTGACAGAAGAAACTAAATTTATTTTCACCACCGCTGACATCTGCGAGCTCTTTGAAATTTCGCGGGAGACTTTGTCACGTTGGGAGAAAAAAGGCGCGCCGAAAGCAGGGCGCGGGAAATGGAATATCAAGGCACTGATCGAATGGCGATTTGACGGCAAGCATACGGATAGCCCGGAAGTCCGCAAACTCAAAGCAGAAGCGGATTTGAAGGAACTCAAGGCAGCGCAGGAAAAAATAAAACTTGGCGTTACGCAGGATGAATTTGTGCACGTTTTGACTGTGCGAAAAGAACTCACGCGTCTGCTGGCAAATCTCAAGAAAAATTTACTTGCGATGGGGCATCATGTCGCGTCAAATCTGGCATCGCTCGATATGGAGGCGGCAGAAACCGCAAAAAATGAGGTTGACAAACGTGTCAATGAGGCACTGACGGAGATGGCGGAGGGGCGGCTTTACCGTGGCAGAACGAAGAAAAAAACGGAATGAGCTTGCCTATCCTCCGTGGATTATGGACGCGCTCGGCATATTGAAGCCGCCCGAAAGACTCACCGTATCCGAATGGGCGGACAAATACCGCATCCTGTCCGAATTGGACAGCGCCGCGCCGGGGCGGTGGCACACATCGAAAACGCCATATCTCAAGGCGGTCATGGATGCGTTCAACGATGACTTTATCCACGAAATCACATTCTGCGCAGGGACGCAGCTGGGCAAGACCGCCGCTGAGCAGAACATGATCGGCTACGCAATCGCCCAAGACCCCGCGCCAATGCTTGTTGTCTATCCATCGGAGAAGCTCGCGAAATTTACCAGCGAGAAACGCCTGCAGCCGATGATAAAACTATCGCCTGCACTCGCGGAAAAGTTCGATGAGCGCGGGAGCAAAGATCTCGAACTCTCGCTTGGCAATATGTATATTGCCCTCGTCGGCGCAAACAGCCCGTCCGAACTCTCAAGCCGTCCCGTGCGCTATATCTTCTTCGATGAGATCGACAAGTTCCCGAAATGGACAGGCGCGGAGGCGGGGCCGTTGGAACTTGCCGCCGAACGTACAAAGACGTTCTACAACCGCAAGATCGTCAAGGTTTCGACACCGACACTCAAGACGGGGAATATATGGCAGGGGTGGGAGACGGCAGATATCCAATACCGCTATTTTGTCCCGTGCCCGCATTGCGGGGAGATGCAGACGCTCGAATTTTCTCAGATCAAATGGTCGGAGGGCGCGGATGAGACCGAGGCGCGTATGGCGGCGTACTACGAATGCAGGCACTGTCATGAGACGATTGACGATCGTCACAAGCCCGCAATGCTCCGCATGGGGGAATGGCGGGGCGAGACGAAGGCTAAGGGGCGCGCACACAAGGTCGCCTATCATCTCAACTCTATCTATTCACCGTGGCTGACTTTCGGAGACATTGCGGCGAAATTCATATCCAGCAAGGATGAGCCCGCACTGCTCATGAACTTTATCAACTCGTGGCTCGCCGAGCCGTGGGAGGACAAGAGCAGCAAGCTAAAATCCGATGTGGTCATGGAAAAGGCTCTGCCATACGAGCGCGGGCAAATGCCCGAGGAGGCGCAGCTGCTCACCTGCGGGATTGACGTGCAGCTCGATCATTTCTATTTTGCCGTGCGGGCATGGGGCGCGCACATGACATCGTGGCTGGTCGACTGGGGGCGCGTGGAGACATGGGCGGATCTTGAGACGGTCATTAACCGCAACTACGCCGATGTGAACGGCGTCGTACGAAATGTCAATCTTGCGTGTATCGACTCGGGCTATAACACGGACGATGTGTATACGTTCTGCGCCCGGCACATGGACGTGCTTGTGCCGTCGAAAGGATCCAGTCTGCCGATGAAGTCTCGCTATTCGGTGACGATACTGGATAAACAGGCGGCGGGATTCGGTCTGCGTCTCTACGTCATGGACACGAATCAGATGAAAAACTTCATCGCTTCGCGCATGACGATTGACGCGGGGGCGCATGGAAGCTGGAACGTCTACAAGGGCATTGAGCGCGAATACGCAGATCAGATTTGCGCCGAGCAGAGAGTAGAGCAGAAAGACAAGAAGGGGCGCGTCTCCGTGGTCTGGGAAAAGATCAGCTCGCATGCGGCGAATCATCTCCTCGACTGTGAGACGAACAACGCGCTTGCCGCCGAGATCATCGGCGTGCGGTACCTCATGGAAGAGGAACAGGAAAACAGATCGCCGGAGCAGGAAGAAAAAGACAACGACTGGCTTGGCGTGGGGCGGCAGTGGATTTGACGATAGAGCACTTTGCAAATGGCGCAAGGTGCTTTTTTGATGCACCTTTTGAAGGGAGGTGAAACCATTTGGACACACTTGAAACACAGCTTGAGCAGGTACGGGCGGCCATTGCCGAGATTGAGGGCGGGGCGCAGGAGTACAGCATCGCGAATCGGCGGATCACAAAGGCGAATCTTGCGACGCTCTACGCGCGGGAAAATGCCCTAAAGGCGGAGATTGCGCGCAGGGATGGCGGGGATGTGCTCTTTGCCCAAATGGGACGGCTATGATTCCACTGATTGAAAAAGCGATTGCGGCAATCTCGCCGCGCTGGGCGTGCAGTCGCGCCTTTTACGCCGAGAGCCTGCGCGCCTACGAGGCGGGTGAGGTGACGCGGTTCAATGACGGATGGATTCCGATCAACGAGGACACAGAAAACACCGATAAGACGCAGCGCGACCTCATCAAGGCACGGGCGCGGTACCTGGAGCGCAACAGTGACATTGCGGGCGCGGCCGTCGGCGGTATCGTGCGCAACGTGGTCGGGACGGGCATCAAGCCGCAGGCACGCACGGGAGATGAGGCACTCAATCGGCGCATCGAAACGCTATGGCGCGAGTGGACGGCGGCGGAGAACTGCGACATTACCGGACAGCAGACCTTTGAAGAGCTGCAGGCGATGCTTCTTCGGCGAAAGATCGTTGACGGGGAAATCCTCATCAAGAAGGTGGTCGCGCGCAAGAGGCGGCATCCGCTGAAACTACAGGTCATTAAGTCTGACCTGCTCAGCAGCTTTATGATCTACGCGCCAAAGACGAACAATGTCATTCGCTCGGGCGTGGAGCTGGATGATTATTTGCGCCCGCTTGCCTATTGGATTGACCGCAAAAGCCCCGATGGCTATGTGGAGTATAACCCCGACCGCGTTCCCGCTGCGCAGGTCATACACCTCTGGTCGCGCAGTCAGCCTGACCAGATACGCGGCATCTCTGACCTTGCGCCGATCATCAAGCGTCTCAAGGACACGCAGGACTATCTTGATGCGGAGACCATTACTGCGCGCATTGCGGCGTGCTTTTCCGTGTTCGTCACAACGCAGACGGGCGCGCCGAATATGCCGGGGCGCATCGGGGCGAATCGCGGCGATCCGGAGGGGAAACGCCTGAAGAGCATCCGCCCGGGCATGGTGAATTATCTTGCCCCGGGGGAGAGCATCGAGACGGCGAATCCGTCGCGTGGCCTTGCCAATGCGCGGGACTATGTAGCGATACAGGAACGGCTCGCAGGGGCGGGACTAGGGCTTTCCTACGAACTCATGAGCCGCGACTTCAATACGTCGAGCTTTTCAAGTGCGCGTCAGGGGATGCTTGAGGATCGCAAGACCTTTGAGCCGATGCAGGAGTTCATGGCAGCGCATCTTTGTGACCCGATTTATCGGGAATGGATGGATCTCTGCGTCATGGCGGGCAGTCTTGATATCCCCGACTATTTCGAGCACAGGGAAACATATCAGGCGGTTGAGTGGGTTACGCCCGGTTGGTCGTGGATTGATCCGCAAAAGGAAGTGCAGGCAGATATCGCAGCAATCCAAAACGGCGGCAAGACACTCGCGCAATGGTGCGCAGAGCGCGGCTATGACTGGCGCGAACAACTTGAGCAGATGGCACTGGAGAAGGAGACCGCCGAGGCGATGGGACTGAAACTCTCGGTGCATACGCCGATCACGGTGCAGGCGGCGCAGAGCAATCATGTCAATAACACAGATGATGAAAAGGAGGATGCAGATGGGAGTAAGGAACAAGAATGAGCCGCAGCGGCGTGATATCTACACGAACGCTATTGCCATTCGTGAGAAAGAGGATGGCGGCGATGTGAGGCAGGCGGAGCTTTCACTTTCGAGTGAAGAGCCGTGCCGTCGGTGGTTCGGGAACGAGATTCTATCGCACGATGCGGAGGCGGTTGACCTCAGCAGACTGCAGGAGATCGGCGTTGTCCTCTTCAACCATGACCGTGACCGTGTGATCGGGCGCGTGCTTGATGTTCGGCTGGATGAGGTGGCGCGCAAGCTGCGCGCCACGATCCAGTTTGACGAGGACGAAGAGAGCGAGCGCATCTACCAGAAGGTGTGCTCGGGAACGCTGAGGGGGTATCTGTCGGCTATGCAGTCGACGTGTGGGAGAGCGTCGAGGCGGGAGCAAAGAGCAGTAACGGGCGGTTTACGGGGCCGTGTGAGGTGGCGACGCGATGGACGCCATACGAGCTTTCGATTGTGTCCGTACCCGCCGATGCGACGGTAGGAGTTGGACGTAGTTATGTTGAGAATGGAGATGGAAACATGGACGAGCAGAAGAATGAGATTGATGTCAAGGATCAGGAGCGCGAAGTAACGCAGCCTGCGCCCGTGGTAAACGCTGAGGCAGAGCGTCAGGCGGCCGTCGCCGAGGAGCGCGCCCGCGTGCGTGAGATCGGGACGATGTGCCGTCAGTTCGGTGTGGACGATGTGCCATACATCAATGACGGTATGAGCGTCGAGGCTGTTCGCGCAGCAATCCTCGACAAACTGGCACAGGAGCGCAAGGCACAGCCGGTGACGGTGCAGATAGACGAAATGGACAAGTTCCGCGCGGCGGCGACGGATGGGCTTGCTATGCGTGCGGGGATGGCGGTCGAAAACAGCGCGCCGGGGGCGGAGGAGTTCCGTGGAAAGCGCATGATGCGCCTCGCCGCTGAGTGCGTGGAGCGTGAGCTTGGCAAATCGACACACGCCATGGATGACGAAACGATTGTTCGTGAAGCACTGACGGGTACGGGGGCATTCCCAGGGATCCTCTCGAACGTCGCGCATAAGAGTATGGCGCAGGCGTATCAGAGCGCACCGACGACGTATCAGCTCTGGACGGCGCAGGGGAGCAATTCGGACTTCAAGGATGCGACGCGCTACCGTCTGAGTGAAGCGGACACGCTGGAGAAGCTGAACGAGAGCGGTGGGTTTAAGGCGGGCGGCGTCACCGAGGGCGCGGCAAAGACGAGCATCGCAACCTACGGGCGCATGTTTTCCCTGACGCGTCAGGCGATTATCAATGACGACATGGGCGCACTGCAGCAGCTTCCTGCCATTTACGGCGCGGCGGCACGGCGCATGATCAACAAGATGGTCTATAAGATGCTGCAGAGCAATCCGAAAGTGGAGGGCGCGCAGCTCTTCCATGCGGATCACAAGAACCTCTGCGCGGAAGATATCTCAATCGAGGGACTTGCCAAGATGAAAGCGGCGATGGCGAAGCAGAAGAATATCAAGGGGGCAGAGTACCTCAACATTCAGCCTGCCTTCCTCATCTGCCCCGTGGAGCTTGAGGTGCAGGCGGCGCAGCTGATCAGCTCGGTGGTTGACCCGACGAAGGCAAACGCAACGCCGAACCCGTTTGCGAATAAGATGACGGTCATTTCTGAGCCGGAGCTTGAGGATGCGAAAGCGTTCTATCTCGCCGCGGCGGCAGGCATTGCGCCGACGATTGAGGTCACGAGCCTTAACGGCAACCTCACACCGACGATGGAGCGCGCGGAGCAGTTCGACACGCTCGGCATCAAGTGGCGCATCTACATGGATGTCGGCGTCAATCTGCTGGACTATCGCGGCGTTCAGAAGAGCACAGGCAAATAAGGAGGACATGAACCATGGCAAAAGCAGAGTACATCCAGCGCGGTGATAACATCGACTATACGGTGACGGCAAACGTCGCCTATATGGAGATCGTCCCGCTCGTATCGCGCATCGGCGTCGCGCTCGCGGAGATTCCGGAGGGAGAGACGGGGACGTTGACAATCGTCGGGGCGTTTCGGCTCCCTGCATTGACGGAAAAGCTGGACGTCGGTCAGGCGGCCTACTGGGACAAGACGCAGAATGCCGTCACAGGCACATCGGGGGCGAACACCGTTCCCGCCGGCACGGTGATCGCGGCAAAAGAACAGGCGGGCACGTCGGCGCTTGTCCGCATCGGCTGATGGGCTTTAAGGAGCAGGTCGCCGCCGATCTCACGCGCGTCTTTATGAACCCTGAGGAATTTGGCGAACACCATGATCTGGATGGGACGGCGTGCATCTGCGTCGTCTCGGGGGATATGACCGAAAAGCGAAACGCCGTGCTGCATGACGGACGGCGTACGCCTGACGGCCTGCATGGCGACTATTTGACTGTCTGCGTCGAGACGGGCGATTTGCCGCGCATTCCAAAGCAGGGGACAAATTTCAAGGTGGACGGCAAACGCTATACGGTGGATACGTGCACGGAGGATATGGGGATGCTGACCATTACCCTGGGTGCGTTTCGTGCGGGAGGTGGATTCCCATGATTATGGTCGATGACCGTGACTTGCAGAGGGCGGCGAATATGCTCCGGGAGTTCCCCGGGGCGGTCGACCGCGTTTCAAAACGGGCGGTGCGTGCGTCCGTCAAAGATGTGAAGCGAGAAGCCATCGAAAAAGCTACGCAGATATATACGATTTCAAAAGGGCGGCTTTCTGGGACGATGAAAGTCACCTACACGAGCTTTGGACACGGTGCAATTTTCTCGTCGAAGGGGCGTTTGCAAGACCTCATCTATTACAAGCACAACCCAAGCGGGAGGCGCGTGCCGAAGAAACGGCCACCAAAAGGGAGATACCTTTATAGCGAGGTTATTCGGGGACAGGGCGGGACACTTGCACATGGTTTTCTTGCACGAATGAAGAGCGGACATGTCGGTATATTTGAGCGTGAAGACGGTAACAAGTCAATGCCGATTAAGCAGTATAAATCGCCATCTGTACCGCATATGCTTGAAAATAGATATGTGAGAAACTATGTAGAGGAGCATATCCGTGACCGTCTTTCGGGCGCAGTCGATCGCGAGGTCAATAGCTTCTTGGCGAGGTATGGACGATGATACCTGCAATGCTTGTGAGTGCCGTCTGCCGTGAGGTCGAAGCGGCGACGGCGAATTATCGGATGAAAGCAGAGGGACAGGCAGATAAGAAAGTCTCCGTCTATGCGCAGCACATTCCGGATGATGAATTTAAGGACGACACGTACTATCCGCTCGTTGTTGTCAGCTGGCAGAAGACGGAGGATGTGACAGAGCCCGATAAACTCGGTGCAGAGGCAGTGATCGGGCTGACGTTCGGCGTATACGGCGAGGATAAAGAGGCGTGGCGTGACCTGCTCTCCATCATGGAGCGGGTGCGCCAACGCCTTTTGATCTTCCGCAAGCTCGACAATAGATTCCGCATCGTACTGCCGACGAAGTTTGAGACGATTGAAAATCAACCGTATCCGTATTGGTTTGGCTATGCGACGCTCACCTATACCGTTGCACAGCCGAATGAACAGATGGCGGCGGATTGGCATCGGATAGAAAGGGATGAATGACATGAGTGATGAGGATAAGAAGATCACGGGAGAACTGCCGGCGGCAAAGCCCGTGAAAGCCGAAAAGCAGAATCCACCGATTCTGACGAAAGAGGAGACAAAGGAGGACAAAGCAGAGTGTTATGTCTACATCGGCGCGAACCGCCTCACCGACGGGCTGAAATGCAACACAGTCTATCGGGGGTATCCGAAAGAGCTGGTGGAACAGGCGGGAGCAAAGTACGCGAACATTGCGCGGCTCTTTGTCCCTATAGAGCAGCTGGAAAAGGCACGGGGAGAGGTCAGGCGCAAGGGCACACCGCTGTACTTGGCATGGGCTGAGATGGAAAAGGAGGTCTAAGCATGGAATATAAACATGGCGTATATACGAGAGAACAGGCAACGAGCCTCGTTCCCATGACCGCGACAAGCGGCGGGCTGGTCGTCGCGTTCGGCACGGCACCGATTCATCTGACACAGACTGCGGCAGCGGTGAATACGCCCGTTCTCTGCTATTCCTACAAGGAAGCAGTCGCAGTGTTCGGGTATTCGGAGGACTGGGAGAACTACACGCTCGCCGAGGTGATCAAAACGCATTTCGCGCTCTTCAACATGGCACCGCTTGTGCTGGTCAATGTCCTTGACCCCGAAAAGCACAAAAAGAGCGTGAAGGATAAGCAGGTGGATGTGAAAGGCGGCATCGTCACGGTGGCGGATCCTGTTGTGCTCTCCACGCTTGAGGTAAAACTCACGGCGGAACATCAAAAGCTCGTGCTGAATACGGATTATACGGCGGCATACGATGCGGCGGGGCAGGTCGTCATTACGCCGATGGATGGCGGCGGTATTCCGAGCGGGACGGCGAATCTCTGTCTCAGCTACACGGCTCTTAATCCGGCAGCGGTGAAGGCAGTGGATATCATCGGCGGCGTGAATGCAGCGACGAACCGCACCGAGGGGCTTGAGCTGATCGATGAGGTGTTCCCGCGCTTTGGGCTTGTCCCCGGCATCATCATCGCGCCGGGCTGGTCGCATGATGTGAATGTGGCGGCGGTCATGCGGGCGAAGGAACACAACATCTGTGGACATTTCAACGCTATTTCCATCTGCGACATTCCGTCGGATGAGGTCAAAACATACACCGCTGCGAGCAAGTGGAAGAACGAGAAGAGCACTGCGGATAAGGACTGCATTCTCTGTTGGCCGTTGGTAAAGCAGGGCAAGGAGAAATATCACCTCTCCGCGCAGATTGCTTCTCTCATGAACCGCATTGACAGCGAGCATGACGATATCCCGTATTATTCGCCGTCGAATAAGTCCATTCAGGCGGATGGCGCGTGCCTTGCCGACGGGACGGAGGTTTTCCTGAACGCTGCGCAGGCGGCATATCTCAACGGGCAGGGCGTTGTGACAGCACTCAACTATATCGGAGGATGGAAGAGCTGGGGCAACCGCACGGCGGCGTACCCGTCGAATACGGACGTGAAGGACAACTTCATCAACAACCGCCGCATGTTCAACTGGGTGGGGAATACCCTTGTCACGACATTCTGGAGCAAGATTGATGAGCCGACGAATAAGCGTCTCATTGAGACGGTCGTTGACAGCGCAAACATCTGGCTGAATGGTCTCACGGCAAAAGGAGCGCTCCTTGGCGGCCGCGTGGAGTTCCGCGAAGATGAGAATACGACGACGGAGCTCATGGATGGGATCATCCGCTTCCACGTCTATCTTACGCCTGCTGCGCCCGCGCGAGATATTGAGTTCGTCATGGAATACGACCCGGGCTACATCTCGGCGCTGTTTTCCTAAGGGGAGGGGATAGCACATGAAGAAAAAGAAGTTTTCGTTTGACCTGCAGCGTTTCGCAGGCGTGAACACCGTTCGCGACAAGCTCGTCAACTTCGAGGTGTTCAAGGGCGGCAATCGCAAGCTCGGCATGGCGGATGTGACGCTGCCGGAAATCAACTATAAGACCGCGACCATCTCCGGCGCGGGCATCGGCGGCGAGATCGAGATGCCAACGCCGGGGCAGACGGAGAGCATGGAGACGGAGATCAGCTGGCGCACCATCAACGAGGACGTGACCGAGCTCCTCGCCATGCGCTCGCATGACCTTGAGTTTCGCGGGGCGAACGAGCAGTATGACGCTGCGACAGGCGAGATCAAGGTACAGGCGGTCAAGGTCAACATTCGCGGACTGCCGAAAAAGGGAAGTCTCGGCGCACTCAAGCCCGCCGATCATACAGACAGTAAGAACACGCTCGAAGTGACCTATCTCAAGATCACCATCGACGGCAAGCGCAAGGTCGAGATCGACAAGCTCAACTATATCCACTTCGTCGACGGCGTGGACTATCTCGCCGACGTGCGCAAGGCTCTGGGACTGTAAACGAGAAAAGCACCTTCCATGTGACGAAGGTGCTTTTTCTATACGTTTTTAGGAGGATATGACATGGACAAGAAAGAGAATATAGAGGTCATCGAGGAGAAGAAGGAACTCGATTTCACGGAGCTCGAAAACCGTCTGGATGAGCTGGATTCCAATGCGTTCATCAACGCAGAACGCGCCTGCCGCATGACGGGTGATCCGACGCCCGACATCGTCTATAGCGCGAATTTCCGCGCGCGGCTCGCGGCGACGGCGATGGGTGTTCCGTTCGAGGAGATCCGCAAGCTGAAGCTGCGCACCTATACGGCGGTCATTACAAGGACGCTGAATTTTTTATTGCAGTCTTTGGGCGAGGAGCTGACCCGGCGCAACAGCTGAGGGAGATCATCTTTGCCCTGCGCAAGGCGGGCTCTCTGGACTACTGGCAGAGGCAGACACTCAGAGAGCTGCGTCGCTGGATGGATGTGATCGAGGAGGAGAAACGACGCAAATAAAAAGGCAGCGACATAAGCCGCTGCCTCTGCGTTGCTATGGGGAGCTTGTCATCTTTTAAGGACGCCGCGAACGGCAAAGGGAATATTGAGAAGCCGAAGGAGAAAATCAAGAAGAACGATGAATACTTCAACAGCCGCAAGTAAGAGATGAACGAAAACGAATACTGCTAATGCAATGATGACCATACAAATGAAAAAGACAATGGGATTTTCAAGCATTGGGATCACTCTCCTTGTCGTATTTGATAAATCTATTATAGCAGAAAGGGGGGGATTTTGTGGCAGCGGGGAAAATATTTGCTATCTCGTTTGCGATCGGCGCGGTGATGAACGCATCGTTTGGGACGGCGATGAATCGCAGTTCTCTTGCCATGCAGCAGCTGAGCGACAACACACGCTTTCTGAATGCAGAGCAGCAACGTCTCGAGCGGGCTTGGCAGGCATCACAGGGACAGGTAAAGGCATACGCACGCGAGATTGACCGTATCCGGCAGCAATACGACGCGGGAAAAATCTCACAGAGTCAGTATCAATCGGCGATGGAACGCGCACAGCAGGGAATGCGCACAGCGGGCATGAGTGCTGATGAGTACCGCTCGCATCTCGCCCGTCTACGTCAAGAGATGGCGCAGACGAAAGCATCTGCCGATCAGCTGCGGAATGCGCAGGCAGCGAAAGCGGCGGCAGGGGAGAATTTCGCCAATGCAAAAGCGGGATTCGGGAATGCCGTTGCTATGGCGGGGATGGTAGCCGCACCGATCTATGGCGTTGTTGAGACGGCGGCAAAGTTCGAGGCCGCTATGTCGAAAGTGCAGGCAATCACGCGCGCCAATACAGATGAGATCGGGCGACTCACAGCAGAGGCACGCCGCCTCGGTGAGACGACGCAGTTCACGGCGCAGCAGTCGGCGGAGGCGATGAGCTATCTCGGTATGGCCGGATGGAATACAGAGCAGATCATCGCAGGTATGCCCGGACTGCTCGCCCTCGCCGCCGCCGGAGGAACAGACCTCGCACGCACGGCGGATATCGTCTCCGACGACCTCACGGCGTTCGGCCTTGCGGCGGATCAGGCATCGCACATGGCGGATGTGTTCGCCGTCACGGCGACGCGCACGAATACTAATGTCGAGATGATCGGCGAGACGATGAAATATGCCGCACCTGTTGCGCGCGCCTATGGTGCGACGATGGAGGAGACGGCGGCGCTCACGGGCATCATGGCGAATGCGGGCGTCAAGGCGTCGCAGGCAGGTACCGCCTTGCGTGCGGGATTCATGCGACTTGCGGGCCCGCCGAAGAAGGCAAGCAAGGCAATGCAGGAGCTCGGCATATCGCTGTCGGACGTATCCGCGCAGCATCAGGAGGCATCGGCGGCATTAGCCTCGCTCGGCATCAACATGGACAACATCGCCGGGGAAGGCTCGCACAAAATGGTTGCCGTATTACAGGAACTGCGTACGAAAATGCAGGGGCTGACCAGTGAAGAGAAACTTGCCTATATGCAGATGATCTTCGGCACAGAGGCGGCGACGGGCTGGCTGAATGTGCTGGATGCGGGTCCCGAGGTGTTTAATGACCTCGTATCGCAGATGGAACACTGCGACGGCGAAGCCGAAAAGATGGCGGCGGTCATGATGGATAATGCGAAGGGTGCCATTGTCCAGCTCCAATCCGCCGTAGAGGGCGCTGCAATCTCCATTGGGACGCTCTTTCTGCCTTATGTTGCTGATGCGGCGAAATGGGGTGCAAATGCGGCGGCGGGCCTCTCCGCATGGGTCAAAGAACATGAGGGGCTGACGAAAGCTGCTGTTGAGACAGGGGCGGCAATTGCCGCTCTTATTGTAGCGGTGAAGGGATTTCAACTCGCCTCGGCAGTGTATAACTATGCGGCGGCATCCATGCGGCTCTATCTGTTGACAACGAGGGAGACAGCTATAGCGCAGCGGCTATTGACCATGGCAACGTGGGCACAGGCGCGGGCGATGGCGGCAGTCAATGCGGCGTCCAGTGCAGGAACGTATCGTGCGCTTGGCGCGCAGATTGCGGCAACCTATACAAGGCTGCGGGCGATTACGTGGGCGAATGTCGGGAATGCCATACGTACGGGGGTAATGATCGGTGTCAATGGCGCACAGGTTGCGTTTGCCCGTATCGTCGTATTCGCACAGGCGGCACGCACGGTAACGATGAGCGCAACGCTGGCAATCGTTGAGAGCGCAAAAGCGGCGGGTCTTGCCATGCTGAACATGATACGGAATTTCAGTATGACTGCCGTACTTGGAAAGGCAGGAGCGGCATTCCGCATGCTCGGGACGGCGATCCTATCCGTTGGCAGAGCGTCGATGGCGATGATGTTTTCCCCGTTGGGCGTCGCCCTTATGGCGATTGCGGCGGCCGCGTATCTCATCTACGCCAATTGGGATAAGGTGGGGCCGTTCTTCGTGCAGCTATGGACACGGATCCAGACGGCGTGTGCGAGTGCATGGGCATCGATGCAGCCGGTATTTGACCGCCTGAGGGCGGCACTTTCCACGCTTGCGGATACAGTGGCACCGCGCATCATGGCAATCGGCGCAGCGTTTATGGCGGCGTTCGCTCAGGTGAGTGCAGCATTTGCAGAGCACAGTGAGACGTTTGACACGATCATCAGCATTGGCATGATGGTCGCAGAGATTTTTGGCAGTGTTATTATCGCCGCAATTATCACGTTTGCGAATATAGCCGTCGGTGTCATCACAACGACGATTGGTATCATCGTAGATATCATCAACGGGCTTGTCGGCGTGCTTACGGGGATTATCACCTTTATCACGGGCGTGTTCGCGGGGGATTGGACAACCGCATGGACGGGCATCGTGGAGATATTCAGCAGTATCTTTGGGACACTGGCGAATGTCGCGGGCAGGATCCTCGGCGGAATAAAGAACACTGTGACGGGCATCATCAAGGATGTGAAAGACTTCGTCAGCAGTGATGGTGGAGGCGGCGGACAGGAAATCGCCGCGAATGCGCGCGGCGGTATCTATCGCAAGGGCGCGTTCCTTACGACCTTCGCAGAGGACAGCGCCGAGGCGGCGATTCCGCTGGACGGCTCGCCGCGTGCGATCGGGCTTTGGCGCAAGGCGGGCGAAATCCTCGGTGTCGGAAAAGACGCGGGCGACATATCTCTTTCCATTGTCGGGCGCGGCGGGGGAGAACCTGCCATGAGTGTGCCGCCGATTTCGATTACACTGAATTTCAACGGGGATACTGCGCCGGAGAAGGTCAAACAAGCGGTGATGGATGCAGGACGGCAGGTACAGCGCACGTTTGCCGAGCAGATGGAAAACTATCGACGTGAGAGGGGGCGTCTGGCTTTTGGTTGACACATATACAACGCGCAGCGGCGATACATGGGATCTTATCGCCTACGAACAGATGGGGGATTGTCGCTATGTTGACCTGCTGATAGACGCCAATCGCGCCCATGTGCATACGGGGATTTTTGCGGCAGGGACGGTGCTGGCTATTCCGCCAATTCCGATAGACGGGCGCACAAAGAATCTGCCGCCGTGGAGGAGGTAGAGTATGAAGGCGCGGCGGGCAAAGGTCAAATGTACCTATGACAATGTGGACATATCACGGGATATCGCAGCATTCCTCAAGTCGTTTTCTGTGCGCGAGGTGCTGGGCGGGGAAGCGGACAGCGCGGAGATCACGTTGGAAGATCGGGAAGAGCTCTGGCAGGGAGACTGGCTGCCGGAGCGCGGGGCAATCATGGACATCGGCATCACGGTGTCGGACTGGGAATATGAGGGGGATAACCGTGAACTGCCGTTCGGAAAGTTCGAGGTCGATGAGATCACGAATACGGGTCCACCGAATGAAGCGAAGATAAAGCTGATCTCGGTGCCGAATAATACCGACCTGCGCGGCGTAGAGCGCACGCGCGCATGGGAGAAGGCGAATCTCTCCCGTATCGTGCAGGACATAGCGGAGGGGGCATCGATGCAGCACTACTATGACGCCCCCGACGATCCGATCATTGACCGCGCGGAGCAGTCGGAGGAGACAGACCTCGCATTTCTGCAAAAGATATGCAAGGATGCGGGGCTTGCCCTCAAGGTCACGAATGAGACGGTTGTCGTGTTCGACATCTCAAAATATGAGAACGCCGACCCTGTCATGGCGATCACAAAGGGGCGGGACAATATCGCGTCGTTCGATTGTCGGATGACGATCCATAACATCTACCGCGCATGCCATGTGAAATACAAGAACGGCAGCAAGGGAGAGCTCATCGAGTACACATTTACAGATCCGCATCGTGAGAAGGGGCGAACGCTGGAAGTCAATGAAAAGGTGGAGAGCATCGACGAGGCGGAAAAGCTTGCAAAAAAGAAGCTGCATGAAAAGAACCTTGAGGAAGTCGCGGTATCCCTCGGTATGACGGGCGATTTTGCCTTGCTTGCATCCAACACAGTCATGCTCAAAGGATTCCATGTCTACGATGGAAAGTATATCATCATGCGCAGTTCACATGAGATCGGAAGCGGGTACACATCGAAAATCGAGCTGAGGAGGGTGATTGATGGATACTAAGGCGATGCGAAACATCGTGCGCGTCGGTGTTGTGAGTGAAGTGATTCCTGCCGACTGTGCAGCGCGCGTGGTGTTTGAGGAAAAGGACAATACGCCGTCACCTGTTCTGCCGATTCTCACGCGCGGCGGAAAGGTCAATCGTGATTTCTGGCTGCCGGATATCGGCGAGCAGGTCGTGTGCCTCTTTGCCTGCAACGACAAGAATTTCTCAACGGGATGGATCCTCGGCACGCATTACGCAATAGGCGCGGGAAATGCTGACAGCGCAGATAAACGCCGCATTGATTTTGCCGACGGCTCATTTGTAGAGTTCGACCGCGCGACGGGCGGGCTGACGATCCAGTGTACGGGTGACGTAGTAATCAACGGGCGGACAATTTCGCTGAATTAGGGAGGTGTAACATGCCATCGGCGGTAAGAGGCGGCGATGCGACGACGGGCACCTGCGATAAAGGCCTGCCATGCTGCCCGCACGGAAGGTCGGGGACGGTGACCGTAACCAGCGGCAATGTGTTTGTCAATGGACGGGGATTGCATCGGCTGAATGATACGGGACCAACGAACTGCCCGCATAGTGGGACATTCGCGAGCGTTGCAGGTAGCGCGAGTGTATTTTGCAATGGGCGGCCTGTGATCCGCATCGGAGATGCGACGATGTGTCAGTCATGTGGGCAGTCGGGCACGCACACAACGGGGAGTGGGAACGTATTTGTAGGAGGGTAGTATGTCATTTCTGGATAACGCGATAGGCTCGTATAAGAAGCAGACGGAAAAACGACTGCTGAATCTGCGAAATAACATTCTCTCTGATCTCAGCAGCCGCTTTTCGTGGCTCTCTCAGGGCGTGCAGATCGGCTCGCTCGGAGACATCGTTTTTACGGTATCCACGGATGAGGTGCGCACCTTTCGTGACTATCGGCGTTCGACCAAGGCGCGTTTCGCATTGCATGAGAGAATCGGGGAAAAGCCGATTTTGGAGTACATTGCCCCGGACGGGGAAGAGATCACATTTTCCATGACCTTTCATGTGGAGCTCGGTGTGTCACCCGCAAAGGAGACAGAGCGGCTGCGGGAACTCTGTGAGAAGGGGGAAGCGATGTATCTCGTCTTTGGCAGTGCGCCGATCGGCGCACACATGTGGGTGATTGAGAGCGTCGGGGAGAGTGCGGAACGCATTGACCATGGCGGTCGGATCCTCGTATCGCAGGTGGAAGTGACACTGAAAGAATACGTTCCTGTCATATATGACGCAGCGCAGGAAGGAGGGACGGCAACGTGACCTATGATGTAATGCAGGAAGTCGGCGCAATAGACTTTGCGCCATCGTCCAGAACGGCGGAAATTCTTCAAAATGTGCGGACGGTACTCACTACGCTCAAAAAGTCCGTCCCGATGGATCGAGATTTTGGCATCTCAGGAGAGCTGGTCGATCTGCCGATACCTGCGGCGCAGGCACGCTATACGAGTATGATCGTCGCTGCTGTGCACCGTTATGAACCACGGGCGCAGGTTGTCAGCGTGAACTATCACGGCGACGGCAAAGAGGGCGTGCTGACGCCTATTGTGAAAGTGAGGCTGAGAGATGAAACTGCGTGATTTGCCGGATGTGTCCTTTGCAGAGAGAGCTCCTGACCTGATCGAATCCAATATCATCGGAACCGTTGAGCGACTGCTGCAGCGAAAACTTGCGCGCGCAGATCCCCTCCGATTGATTCTGCTCGGCGTGGCGGCAATCATCGTGCAGGAGCGCGGTCTTATCGACGATACGGCAAAGATGAATCTGCTTGCCTATACAAGAGGAGACTACCTTGAGCATAAAGGCGCACTTGTTGGAACGGAGCGGATCGCGGCATCAGCGGCACATACAACGCTGAAACTCATCCTATCTGCGCCACGTGAGATGGCGACGAGCATCCCGCAAGGGCTACGTGTCACAGCAGGGGACGGCGTGCTGTTCGCACTGGATGCTCCGGTTATCATCCCAAAAGGCGAAACATCGGCGCTTGGTGCTGCAACGTGTACGGTTACGGGAAAACTCGGGAATGGATACGCGGCGGGCGAACTCAAGACGATTGTGGATCCTGTGCCGTTTCTTGTCTCGGCGGCGAATACGACGATGACAGAGGGCGGCGCGGATGTGGAGAGCGATGACAGCTATCGCGAGCGCATTCATGAGGCACCGGAGCAGTTTTCAACGGCGGGGCCAACGGGAGCCTATGCGTATTTTGCGAAGAAAGCAAGCGCTCTGATCAGTGATGTGAGTGTTGAGAATGGTGGTCCCGGTGTGGTCCTGATTCGTCCGCTTCTCAAAGGCGGTGCCCTACCGGGGGCTGAGATACTGAAAGCCGTGCGGGATACGCTCAATGATGACAAGGTGCGCCCGCTGACCGACATGATAAAAGTGGAAGCGCCGACGGTTATCAAATACAACATTCGCATGCGGTACTGGATTGACCGTAGCGACGCTGTGGCGTCTGCTGCCATTGAAAAACGCGTGAATGAGGCAGTGACAGACTTTGCGGCATGGCAGAAAGAAAAGCTCGGGCGGGATATCAACCCGACGGAGCTATACTACCGCATACGCGCGGCAGGAGCAAAGCGTGCAGAGATTACAGAGCCGATATTTACGCCCGTAGGGATCGGAGCTGTAGCTATTGCTGACGTTCGGACGGTCACATTGGAGGGACTGGAAGATGGCTGATATCAAAATAATTGACCATTTGTCCCTGCTGGATATTCTGCCGGAAAATTTGCTGGCAGATGAAAAGGTATACGCTGCAGCAAAGGCAGTGGATGATGAACTGCAGCGGCTTATTGCATCGTGTGTTGAGGTGCTGCACTTGCCACGTTTCGACGAGCTGCCGGAGGAGGTCGTTGACCTCCTTGCTTGGGAGTGGCATGTCGATTTTTATGAGCCGTCTGCCGACATCGCAACAAAACGTCAGCTCGTGCGTGAGTCTATCGCATGGCATCGTATCAAAGGGACAAAAGCCGCCGTTGAGAAAATGGCGCAGACCGTTTTCAAGGGTGGTGTTGTAACGGAATGGTTCGAGTATGGCGGCGAGCCGTATCATTTCCGCATTGACCTTTTGACCGCGCCAAATATAACACAGGATGATACGGCACATTTGCTTGCAGTCGTCAATGCGTCAAAGAATGTGCGCTCCGTGTTGGACGAACTTAGATTCCGACGCGAAGCACAGAATGATATGTATTACGCCTCCGCACCAACCATCCACACAACCTACGAGATACGCCCGGCGGAGATCACGGACGCGACGGCCGAGGCGCGGCACTATATCGGCGCAGCAGTCTCCACGCACACGGCATACGAGGTCTATCCCGACACAGTGCAGGACGCGGCGATCGGCAGCACGCTCTATGCGGGCGGTGCAGGAAGCATACACAAGGTGCTTGAGGTCACACAGACCTAGAAAGGAGCAGTTATGGCAAACTGGACAGGCGGACGCCTCACGAAAGCGGGGCGCGACTTGCAAATCAAAGTGGAGGCGGGACAATGCAAGCTTGAACTGACGAAAATCAAACTCGGGGACGGGACGGAGGGACTCGACGCAATCGAGACCATGACTGATCTTGTCGGACCCAAAGCCGTCTTCGGTATCAGCAGCGTTGTGGCGAAGGACGGCTTATGCACCGTCACGGGCGTCATCTCATCGTCACAGGTCACAGCAGCATTCTACGCGCGCGAGTGGGGACTTTTCGCGAAAGACCCCGACAAAGGCGAAATCCTCTACATGATCTCTCTTGACCCGAATCCAGAGAGCATCCCGCCGAAGACCGCCGCCCTCAAACAGGCGGCGACGTACGCCATGAACATCGCCGTCTCCAATGCGGCGAACATCGAGGTGCGCATCGACCCGGCGGGACTGGTCAACACAGAGATGCTCGCAAACGGCGCCGGACTTGTGCGGCGAAGTACGCGCTATGAGGCGGGGGACATCCTCTACGACACGCAGCTCACGCGACACGACCTTCGCCTTGAATGTGTGCGGGCGGGGACAACGGCGGCGACGCTGCAAGACCTGAGCGACGTCCATCTCGGAGTCAGCGTTACAGACGGTACCGTTATTTGGCGGGTCAAACGACTCTACACCATCGACGGCGACATGTTCGAGATTGACGAGGGCGGCGGCATTATGCCGACGGCAGAGCCGCATTACAGCGTCAATTACGATCTGGACGAGGACGGCAACATCATGCCGAAAGTAATGTAAAGAAAGGATTGGTGACACATGGCGACAAGAAACTACGTCCCACGTGCGAATGGGGAAGGCAGCATCGGGACGGAAAAGAAGCATTGGAGCGGGGGATATTTTGACAAAATTGCCGTTAAAGAGATTGAAGTGCTTGCCGGAGCAGTGGAAAACGATGCACCTGCGACAATGGGATGGGTGAGACGCGCTCTATCAACAGTTTTGAAGGATGCTATCAAGCAGACGGGGTTTTCTGCCAGTTTTGGCATAAACGGATTCACTGTGTTCGGCAGCGCGTTTGATAAACTTAAGATGCAGTGGGGGAGAGTCTCCTTGGCTATGCTTTCTAAGGAAGCGGGCGACGAAAGCGTGCGGAATATAACGCTGCCAATCAGTTTTGAGGAAAACACCTATACGGTGCTTGTGTGGGATAACAATCCGAGTAACAACTCTTTCAGGGTGTATAAAGCTTGCCCAAAGGATCAAAACAGTTTCCAAGTGAAGATACTGACGTACAACGGTGTAGGAATAGAGGCAACACCGGAAGAGTTCTCGATGGCGTATCTTGCAATAGGGAGGTAATAGCATGACTGAACTGTTATCCAAGTTTGACGTTACAGGACGACGCGAATCCTCAGTCGTCAGGGGCATCCACTACACCACCGACGAGGAGCGTCAAGTATATATCAACGACGGTTATATTCCCATCTCGGATGAGGACTACCAGCACTACATCGGCAATCGCGGTGCAGGTGACAACGGCACGGGCTACATCCGTGACCAACAGACGGGTAAGCCCGTATCTGCCCCCCCTGCTCCGCCCGTAGAGACAACAGAAGAGCCAACAGCAAACGTACCAGAAACAGAGCTTGCCGTCATGGAGGGCATGGTAGATATGCAGGGCCGCATCGCGGCGCTTGAGGCAGAACTTGCAAAACTCAAAGGAGGGAAATAACAATGGCAGCAACAATCTATAGCTACATCGTCGTCGCTTATGGCGTCCTCGTGCAGGGGGGGAAATTTGCACTGTCCCCGGAGGACAACCCGAAGAACCTGCGCGTTGTACCGGAGACGTACCGCGAGAAGGTCGCAGAGTGGATCGTCGAGCACCCCGTAGGATGATGAGAAGCGCAGAATAGCCGTCATAACGCGTGGCGGCTTTTTCTGTGCAGAGAAAGGGGACGGAATGAAGAAACTAATCGCAACAGCAATATTTATCGGCATCCTTATGAGTACTCCTACGACGATGGCACAGCACCGCCTCGTTGACAGCGTAGGAGTTGACCGCATCGCGCACGCGGGAGTCAGCTATCTCATCTGCGATCAGCTGAGGCGCAACGCAGGGATGAATAGCTTTTGGGCAGCGACGACGACGCTCGCGATCGGCGCACTGAAGGAGTGGTCAGACGGGCACTGGGACGGAAAGGACTTCGCTGCCGACTGCGCGGGCGTGCTGATGTATCAGGTGCGCTTTTAAGGGAGGGTAACATGCAGGATGTAATGATTTTTTTGAAAGGGATGATCCCAACGGAAATGCAGGCGATATGGGGGGCAGGGTGTTCCGTCGCGGGCGGAATTACAGGGTATTTGCTTGGGTGGAATAGCCTCGTTGAGGCGCTCGTTGTAGCGATGGCCATCGACTATGTGACAGGTGTCCTTGCCGCGTACCGCTACAAGAGAAAGCACCCAGACAGCAAAAAAGGCCCGAGCAGCCGCGTGGGGGCGCTGGGCATCGTCCGCAAAGTGTCGATTCTGTGTATCGTGGCACTGGCGCATTACATCGATACGGCGATGGGGACATCCGCCGTGCATACGATGATCGTGTGGTTCTATATCGGAAACGAAGGACTGAGCATCATTGAGAACGCAGGAAATGCGGGCGCGCCCATTCCAAAGCGACTGACCGAGACCCTCGAACAGATCGCAAAGGAAAAGGACGAGAAGAGCGCGGCGATGGTGCAGAAAAATAGAGGAGGGAGGAGCGATGCATGACAAGAAAAGTTATGTGCTCGTTGGTGCTCTTGTACTTGCTGTTCTTGGCATCGCCGGGCTGTGGTATCTGCTCGGCGACCGAGAACCAGCAGGAGGCGGCAGTGTCAATGTCGAGCGCGGACTTGATGCGACTGAAAGAGAACAACGTGATGCAGGAGCAAGCATTGAGCGAATCCGCGCGGGACTTGGAGAAAGCGCGCGCAGCCTTGACCGAATCGAACAAGGCGCTGAGCGAAGCGCGGAGGGAGCTGACCGCATCCGAGGAGCAAGTGAGAGCGCTGCAGGAGCAATCGGCGACGCTGAAAGAACAGCTGAGAGTATCGCAAGAGGCACTGACGATCTCGCAGAACGAAGCCGTGCAGCTATCGAGCGCATTGACCGCGCAGAGGAGCGAAATTGCACAGCTGAAAGAACGATTGACGGGACTGGGGAGCGAATCCGAGAATGCCGCGAGCGCATTGCAGAGAGCGAACAAATCCTTGCAAAATACGCGCCTTGAATTCCAGAAAAACGAGCAGAAGCACGCTCGCCGGGAAAAACGGCTGAACAATAAGATCACCGTATGGCAGATCATCGCTGTTATTCTGGGCGGCGTTGCTCTCAGCAAATAACACCGCCGTCCGGCGGAAAGGTGAAAGGAGAAGAACGTGGAAAGAGTCAACATCAAGGAGACGAATCTGAATTTCGGGGAGCTGTCGAAGCGAACGAAAACAAACATGATCGTCATCCACCACACGGGACAGGCAGACATCGATGCATCTGCAGAGCAAATCCACGAGTGGCATCAAAATCAGGGATGGTCGGGGATCGGCTACCATTTCGTCGTCCGCAAAGACGGGGCGATCGAGCGAGGCCGCCCCGTCTGGGCAATCGGAGCACACGCGCAGGGGGATAACGCGCACACCATCGGCATCCATCTGTCTGGTGATTTTTCGCACGCACAGCCGACGACTGCACAGATCGAGCGGACGGCGATGCTCATCGCGAATCTCTGCGAGGACTACGACATTCCGATTGACCGCGCGCACGTCGTCGGCCACGGAGAACTGATGCCGACCGAATGCCCCGGCGCGAATCTGCAAGCACTCCTAGACGATGAAACGATCACGGGGAAAGCGAACTACTACCGCTACGGCGCACCATCAGAAAATCCGCCGTCAAGCGGCGATCAGCATGAGGAGGAAGTCACGCGGATGCGCCAGGAGCTGAATCAGGACGACATCAAGAAAATCTCCGTGCTTGCGCATAAATATGAGAGCAGCGGCGACCCCGCATGCGTATCACCCGGAAACGGCGACCTCGGCGGCGTGAGCTACGGGCTCTATCAGTTATCAAGTGCGCAGGGGAGCGTGAAAGAATTTCTCGCGTGGCTCTGCGACTATCCCGTGGACGAGTTTGCCAACTACGGGCGTGTCTTATCTGAGCTTGAGATCAACAGCGAGGAGTTTAAGCGTCAGTGGCAGGAGATCGGAACGATTGACCCCGGCAACTTTGGAATGCTCCAAGACGCATACATCAAGGAGCGATACTACGAACGCGCCTCCGATCTGCTCTGCAAGGAGAACTACTGCGCCGACAAGCACACAACGGCGATGCGTGCCGTCATCCTGTCGCGTGCGGTGCAGAACGGTCCGAGTGGATGCGTCGAACTCATGCAGACGGCGTGCGAGAAACTCGGGCATCCGAACCTCTCATATGTGGATGACGCATATTTTGACCATGATCTCATTATAGCGACCTATGACTTCCTCATCGCCGAATGTGATTCCGTACGGCTTCACGGCGGCGTATGGAGAAGCGCAAACGGATTCTGTAATGGAAGCGCCGGAGTGATTGGCGGGCTGCGCAGTCGCTTTGTGAGAGAAAAAGCGGAAGCACTCGCCATGTTGACAGTAGGAGGAACAAAGAAATGAAGAACATCAAAATTCTTAGCGCCGAGCCGATCACCGAGGATATCATCAGTAAGATTCGCGACATCTTTGCGGAGTCGGAGTGTCCAAACGAATCCATGATGGCGTCCATTCCAAGCTTTTCCTCGTTTGACAAGAGCGCGAGCATTGTTCGCCTTGTAGACGGGCAGCGCTTGCATGAGGAGATCATCACATTGGAGTAGATCGCGCATAAGCAGAGAGAAAACAACACAGCCCCGGAGCTTCGGCTCTGGGGCTTATTTTTATATTGACAAATGTCCCATGTAACAAGAAGTAAACTAAGATCTACCTCCACTGGACGGCGGGGCACTACGGGCAGTTCTTCGCGGACTACCATGTGCAGGTCGATGCGGACGGCGGCATCTACGTCATCGGGGACGGCGTACTCGATGATGTACTTGCCGCGACCTATCGGCGCAATAGCGGGAGCGTCAGCATCGCCCTCCTCGGCTGCGTCGATGCGACGACGGACGACCTCGGGGGCGAGCCGCCGACGGCCGCGCAGATCGAGGGGCTGGCGATGGCGGCCGCGGCACTCGCTGACGGCCTCTGGCTGACGATCGATAAGGAGCGCGTCCTGACGCACGGCGAGGCCGCCGATAACGAGGACGGTGTGTGCGCTCATGCGCCCTATGGACCGCGCACGACATGCGAGCGCTGGGACCTCGAGTACCTCGGTACAGCGGAGAGCCCCGCGTTTCACCCATGGGCGAAGGACGGCACGCGCGGCGGCGACGTGATTCGAGGAAAGGCGGAGTGGTATCGTCAGCACAAGTAGACCGCCCTGCCAAGGCTGGGAGGACGCTCATATACGATCACGGTACCCCACAAATTCCGATCCATAAAAATAACCGTCAGTCATATAATGCATTCAGCAAATATGACCGGCGGTCATTTTATTGGGGAAATCAAGGGATGATCATGGAACGAACAAAACGCAGGCATTCCTTCCTCGTCATACTGAGCACAGTTGTGGCGTTCGCCTTGCTCTCAACGGACATCTTCCTGCCCACTCTGATCGATCCCTTTCTGGCTGCGAGTGACACGATGAACTGACGCCGTATCTTTCCGTCATTTTATGCAGCCATAAAAATTAGCAGTAAGTCCTAACAGAACTTAAATTCATTTTATATCCATTTCCCATATGCGCATCGTATTCTATCCCCAGAAACCGTGATAGGTTGACGGCAGCGCCGTCTGAAAGGATGTGGTTCACATGATGACAACAAAGATGATGAAGCGGACTGCGATCGCCGCGATCGTCGGCGCCATGAGCTACGGTGCCGCAGGCGTGGCCGAGGTATCCGCGCACGCGCTCAGTGTACCGGCAGAGCGCGCGTCGTACACGAGCTTTGACGGACGCGATGATGTTCAGCAGCTCGCATGGGGCGGACGGCGCAAGAGCGGCAGCAAGCGCTACTCGAAGGGAAGCATGACTACGGCCGCCATCGCAGGCGCTGTCGTTGGCGCGATCATTGCGAAGAATACCTGATATTCGGAGATCATAGGGCACCCACTCCTACGGGGGCGGGTGTTTTTTTGTGCTATAATATCTGCAAAGGAGGAAATCGA